GCTATATGCACTGTCTTAGGAGGGGTGATGGCACACCCTAAACTTTGGGGAACTACGGATACCAGAAATGGACTTCCGACTACTACCAAAGAATCCCCTAACTTTAGTCACGGGGAGTGTCAACAAGGACGAAAAATCAGGTCTTAGAAGCCAAATACTATTGACGGGGAAGGAAGTTAATCGGCTTCCAGAATTATGTAAGGTAGATTCTTCCGGTCTTGGTTTTTGTATAATGAGATACGGTGTAATGGAAAGTATAGACTACCCGTGGTTCAGGCCTGAGTTTATTATTGACAAGAAAATAAAGAAACCAGTATTTTTTATGTCAGAAGATATGTCTGTTTTTGTGAGATTGAAGGAAGAAGCTGGTATTGATTTGTGGTGCGCATCAAAAATAAGAATAGGACATGAAAAAGAAAAAACATATTACTTAAAGGAGTAGAGAAATGAAATTTAGAGATTATATAACAGAACAGTTATTTAATATTGATTCAGCAGATAAGATTGCCAGAGAACTGGAAAGTAATATAAAAGCACCATTCGTAAAAGCACAAAAATCAACACTTGGAGGAAATGTTTCTGTCATAATGAGACTTTCACTTGACCCAAAAAATGAATGGTACAACAACATTTTCGAAAATTCGCGATTTATAAGGAGCGAGCAGAGAAAAATGTTTGGTCTTTAGCCAAACATATGAATCTGCTCAATATGTACTAACTATATATATTATATATATTTAGACTGCACTAACTAAATATATAAACTATTATAAGAAAGGAGAAGTATATGAGAGAACTACAAACAAACTCACATTGTAAAAATCTAATATTGTTCCATCTCATCTTTGTATGTAAGTACAGAAGAAAATGCTTCTCTAACAAAGACTTTGCTGAAGCTCTCAAACTTCGGTTTTCTGAAATAGCAAAGAAATATGATTTTGAAATAGACACTATTGATTTAGATTATTCAAAGCCAGACCATATACATCTTTTAGTTAGAAGTGTTCCAAAGCTTAGCCCATTACAAATTGTTAGAGTTTTGAAACAACAAACAAATATTTGGGCTTGGAATAACTATGAAGAATATTTGAAAAAGTTCTATTGGAAAGCACATCATTTATGGACTAGAGGTTATTTTTGTTCAACTGTTGGAAATGTCTCAGCGGATACTGTTCATGAGTACTTAGAGAAACAAGGGAGGAAAGAATGCTAAAAGCTTACGAGTTTAGAATCTATCCTACCCAAGAACAAGAGCAGTTTCTTCTAAAAACCAATGGTCTGTGTAGACTTTATTGGAATACAGCCTTAGCAAGAAAACAAGAGGCTTGGGAAAATGATGAAAAGTGGAATATTGGAACAGCTAAAAAAGTATTTGAAGAATGTAAACCTGAAGCTGTGGAATGGTGTAATGAAGTAGACAGTTCAGCATTAGCAGCAGAATGGAATGATATAACTTCAGCTTTCAATAACTTCTTCAAATCTTGTAAAGGACAAAGAAAACTTAGAGTTGGAGAACCTAAGTTCAAAAGTAGAAAATACTCACAAGTTGCTATAACTTGGACATCTATGGCAAAACCTAAAATACTAAAGAATGGATATTTGTTTCTTACAAGAAAACTTGGTCCAGTTAAAGGAACATTTCATAGATGGGCAGAAGGGGATTTCAAACACGCTACAATCAAGCAAACTCCAACAGGAAAGTGGTTTGTAAAGATTTGTGTTGAAAAGAAAGATGAACCTAAAAATCAAAATGGGAAATCAGTTGGTATAGATTGGAACTGTAGAGATGAGGATTTCATCGTAATGTCGAATGGCACGAAAGTCAAGTGCCCTAGATTCTTACAAAGGTCTTCTAAACAGTTGAGTCACCAACAGAAAATAATGTCGAAAAGATTCGTAAAAGGTCTTGAGACACAAAGTTCCAACTACTACAAACAGAAACAAAAAGTTGCAAAGTTGCACGAGAAAGTTTCCAATCAAAGAAAAGATTGGTTACATAAACTTTCAAGACAAATATGTAACGAGTATGAAACTATAGTAGTTGAAGACACCAACTTACAAACAATGTCTAAAATGAATCACGGAAAAGTAGTAGGTGACCAAGGTTTTGGTATGCTTAGACAGATGATTGCTTACAAAGGTAACCTTGTAAAAGTCAATCCAAAGAACACTTCAAAAACTTGCCATTGTTGTGGATATATAAATCCAAAAGTAAAGATTGGTGTAAATAAATGGAAATGTCCAAACTGTGGTGCAGAGCACGACAGAGACATAAATGCAGCTCTAAATATTCTACATAAGTGGAATATGACTGGTCAGAGCATAGTAGGCAGGGAACGAGCCGAAAGTAAAAATGCCTGTGGAGAACCAAGCAGTTCTAAGAAGCAGGAAGTTCCTAACCCATCAAGTCGAAATATTGGCTCGTAAGGCTAGGAAGATATTCGGTCTTTAGCCGAATATCCGTTCACTAGAGAATATCTTATTGAAAAAGAAGTTGGAGTTCATCCTAAAGAAGTAGGATTTTTCGATGCCTGTGTCAAAAGAATGGCTGGGAAAGTCGATGATCCTGAAGCTTACTGTGCATCCATAAAGGACAGAGCATGGGGGTCAACTCTTTGGAGAGGCAAAGGTAAGACAAGAAAAGAAATTGAGAAACAAATCAAAGCAAGAGAATAAAAAATAAAACCAGATGTCAGATACGATAATATCATTTATCATCTGGGCCGTGACGGTTGTTATCCTCATCTTGGATATTAAAATTACAAAACTAATTACCAGAGGAAAACCTATCCCGAAAGTTGCTGAGAAAATTTTGGGTATTAAAAAGGAGAAAGAGTGAATATGTTATTGAAAGACGATGATGATAGTACGATCATCAATGGTAAAAGAATTTGTATTGATTTTGATGGTGTTATACACAAATACTCAAGAAAATATCACGACGGCTCAATATATGATAAACCAACAGAGGGGGTTAGAGAATTTCTGCATAGACTCAAAGAATTGGGTTATTGTATATTCGTGCATACTTCACGACCACTTGCTGCAAACAATCCAGAGCAAGCAATCAAATTGATGGAGAAGTGGATGAAGAGGTGGAAAATTCCTTACGACTTTATCACGATGATAAAAGTTCCTGCAAATGCTTACATAGATGATAGGGCTATCAGGTTCACCGGAGATTGGAAATATGTGATGAAAGAACTGGATGACATAGAAAACATAAATAAAGATGAAGGAGAATGGGAGTATTACCATAAAAAGATTGTATGAGGATAAAGGGCGAGAAAAATCCAATATATAGAACAAAATATTATAATAGAAATTATGCGAAAAGGAGCAAGTAAATCAAAAGGATCATCTTTTGAAAGAGAAATAAGTAGGTTTTTGACAAAATGGGCTTCCGGACAAACAGAAGAGTTATATTATTGGAGAAGCCCAAGTAGTGGCGCTGTAGCAACTTTAAATGTTGGAAACAAAGATATATCCGGTGATATAATAGCTCTCAGGCCAGAGGGGGCATTTCTTACTGATAGATTTAGTATTGAAATTAAAACCGGATATTCAAAAGCAAGCTTTCATCAACACTTAAAGGACAACAAAAATTTTGATATAGAAAATTTCTGGCTACAATGTGTTGATGCCGCAGATAGGGCGGGCAAGAAACCAATGTTGATATACAGGAAACTTGGCTTTCCAATTATTGTGGGGATAGGATGTGATACCAGAATCAGATTGAAAGAGAAGATGAAACTGCCAAAGTCAGTTCACCTTATTTTTGAAAATAAGACACCTTCAATTGCATTTTATGATATGAAGGAGTTCTTCAAAATAATAACACCGAATGTAATAAAGGAATTATGAGATTAAAATTTACCAGTTCTGAATTTGCTGACTTTTCTGCGGCCTTCTATTATGATAGATTGACAAATCCTGATATGATACCCTATCAGGTAAATGAAGATTTTGATGATTTGATAGAGGTTTTGAAAAGGAAAGGATGTAGACAGATATTTCTCGCTTATTATCTCCATATGAACCCTCAGATAAGGGTAAAGTACAGAATGGGAAAAGATACATTCAGATTAGGGAAGGGAAAACAATCTCTTCTAATAGAAATTGTTCCGGACAAGGTGCCGGAAGAAATGATACAAGTAGGTTTTTTGCGAAAAGTGGGAAGGCTACTGAAAAAATTCCTCAAAGGAGAATTTACAGAGAAACAACCAACAAGGAAAGTATAGGAGGACATTATGCCTGGAGAATTTATGGGTCAGGAAACAATATCTCCCGAACAAACAGCAATACAGAATACTAAGTTTGATGGGAAGATGGAACAAGTTCCAATTGAAGGTATTGAAGGATTATTTGCTGACGGTATTAATCAGAAAGATAATCTACCGATTTTTAATGTTGACAAGGAAGATTTCTATCAGAATATGTCACACGGTAGAAAAAGGATTAGATTTAAATCTGGTTCTGCTGTACAGCAGTTTATGCAAAAATCAAGATATAACAGGTCATTTTATATTAAGCACGGAGATTATATTCGAAAAGTAAAATGAATATAAACCAAAAGGGGTTAGCTAAAATTTTAAAGGGTCTTATGGCATCAATATTATGTTTAGCTAAGGTGTGTGATACTCTTATTCATAGTAGGACAAAGACCAGAGGTTCCAATTCAACACATGATGTAGAAAATCACATCAAGAGAATATTTTTAGAATATGGAATGATAGATAAAGAGGAAAAATGAAGTATAGAGCGTTCCTCGCTGTTCAAGAAGCCGCTTATATGGGAAACATCGGTTTCGCGGAGATGGTGAGATTTTACAAAAAAGCCTCGGAAAGTGAAATTAAAGAAATGGAAAAGACCATTTCTAATGGTAATTGGTACGCCTTTAAATCCCTGATAAAAAAAGTCTTGGGTGTAGATTTACAGGAACAGGGCCAGAATGTTTATCTCGCATATCAAGGCGACACAAAAATACTAAGAAAGAATGATGAAGAGGAGGAAGAAGAATGAGTAGTATAAGAGAATATTTAACAGAAAGTAAAGGCTTAGCGAAATATTATACAAATGTTCTTGATGAACTAATATCTGAATTCGATTCTCTTATAAAAAGCATGGAAACGGAATCAACCAGATATTTAGAAGAAAAACAGATAAAGGAAGTAAAGAGAGCCTTGAAAACTTGTGAAAGGTATGTTGAATTGTTGATAGGAGAGATAAATAAAATCACAGACTTTTTTGCAGCAAGTGAAAGAAAATGACAAAAATTAGAGAATTTCTCAAAGAAGATAGAAGTATTGCAAAACATATGTTCAAGGAATTTGGTGTTATGCTAACCCAAATTGATGAGACCATAGAAGAGCTCGGCATATCTCTAAATAATATACCTCACGCATATAAATCTCCCATATACGACCAGATATCGGAATTGAGAAGGCTCGCAATAAGAATGAACAAGACTTGTAAAGAAATAATAGATTTACTGGAAAGGGCAAAAGAATGACGAAGAGCGGTAAATAAAGCAATAGCTGATTTGCCTCTTGAAAAGAAATAGAATAAGAAATAGATAAATAATTATAAAGGAATTTGTGATGAAGATAAATGTTTTTGATTTTAACAATCTTGCCATCCGTATCTTCTTTCTGAAGATGATTGGTGGACACTCTCCACAACCAGATTACCAATTATGGAGATTTCTGATATTTGATAATATTGTGAAATCTCTTGTACGAAATGTAGATACAAGAGAGGTTATTCTCGCCATAGACCATAAAAATTCGTGGAGAAAGCAGTTTTGGAATGGATACAAACGCTCGAGAAAATCCGCGAGAGATAAAAGTGGTGTTGATTGGGATAGCTTTCATTTCGAGCTTGACAGATATATTGCGGAACTGAAAAACCATCTTCCATTCAAAGTTATTAAAATCAGGTCTGCCGAGGCTGATGATATCATCGGTGTTATCTGTCTAAAATACCCCGATAACCAGTATACCATTATATCAACTGATGAAGATTATGCACAACTATGTTCTCCGAATATAAAAGTTTACAATCCTCTAAAGAAGGGCTTCTTGAAATGTAACAATCCAGAAATGTTTATTATCGAAAAATGTCTCCTCGGCCAGAAAAAAGATGATATTCCCAATATAAAAACACCTTTGGATTGGCCAATGAATAAACGCAGACCGTCCTTTGGCAGTACCGCCTTGAAGAAAGTGATGGAAGAAGGATATCAAAAATGGCTAAAGAAAAACAAATTAGAAAAAAGATTTAGAGAAAATAAAATTCTAATTGATTTCAGAGAGATACCAAAAGTAATTCAGCAACGAGTTTTGGAAGAATATCATAAATATTTAATGCCACCACCAGAACAGTTATATGAATTTCTGGCCAAAAATAAGTTCAAAACATATCAGGAAAATTTTCATGATCTTGAGAGAAAAATGATAAATTTATATAGGTAATAAAATGTTTGATGATATTCTAAAAAAAAGAAGCAATAAAAAAGAAAAAAAATTAAATCTTCTAACAAAGAAAGATAAATTAACTGCAGAAGAAATTATTTTCCTTTTGGGAGTTGAATTTGAAAAGATATATGAAGATCACCTTATAAAATTTACCTCAAAGGAAAATTATGCCGCAAAACTTGAAAACATAATTCTTGATGCACTTATAAGAGGAGACTACCCATTTCAATCAGTTCTTGGAAACCCTAAACCTAATCCATAGAGGAGGTTACAATGACCCTATATGCCGTTATAAATGACGAGGAGCGGACAAGATTTGAGAAGGAGACACATCTTCCATATGGTTATGGAAGTCAGGATGTTTATTTAACACACGACTATTTTAACGCATTAGCATATTTTAATACTATTCCACCCCACATAAAGACATATTATGTAGTGGAAAAAATAGAATGTGGTATTGCAGAAAAGATATTTCCGGTTGTATCCTTTACCAATAATGAATTTCATTAAGGGAGTTATGTAGATGTTATCGGAGAATGCAAAGAAAATAATAAAAGACCTTTATAGTATCAATGGGGAAGATGTTGATGATGTATTCAAAAGAGTCGCCAAGGAATTTGCGACCAATGAAACAGAATTAAATCTTGCCTTCAGATTACAAAAGGAGAATGTTTGGCGTCCGAATACGCCTGTATATTTCAATGCTGGGTCTGATCACCCAATGTTTTCCGCCTGTTGGGTTGTAGGACTTGAAGATACGATGAACAGTATCTATGATATTGCAAATGTTGCAAGAAAGATTTTTCAGCATGGAGCAGGAATTGGTATCCCCATTGGAAATTTAAGAGGAAAGGACGCGCATATTTATGAGGGGAAACCCGATGGGCCGCCGACAGGAAAATCCTCTGGTCCCATCAGTTTTATGAAGTTATATGATGCCGTAGGTGAGACTACGAAAAGTGGTGGAAGAGCCAGAAGAGCGGCCATATTATGCTGTATGCCTGTATGGCATCCAGACATTATGGAGTTTATATCCTGTAAGGAAATTGACGGCCGGCTCAGTAATATGAACATCTCCGTTTCCATTACAGACGGTTTTATGAAGGCTCTGGAACAGAATACACCCTATCAACTCATCAATCCAGCAAATGGTGAAATGACGGGAGAAGTAATCCCATTAGAATTGTGGAACAAGTTGACGGAGATGGCTTGGAAGAGCGCAGAGCCCGGTGTACTGTTCATTGATACCATAAACAAAGATAATCCCCTCAAGAAAATCACCCTGATAGAGAGTACCAATCCATGCGTTACAGGAGACACATTAATTGCTGTTGCAGATGGACGAAATGCGGTTTCAATTAGGCAGCTTGCAGAAGAAGGGAAGGATATTCCTGTTTATTGTAAGGATAATAATGGAATAACAAAAATAAGAATGATGCGAAATCCAAGAATAACAGGATATAAACAAAAAATATATTCTGTAAATCTTGATGATGGTAGTTGTATAAAATGTACTGGAAATCATAAATTTCTTATGAAGGACGGTTCTATCAAAGAAGCAAAAACTCTTCTTTCAAATGATAGTATAATGATTTCCTCAAAATGGAAAGCTACCATTGAGGAGATTATAAAAAATTCAAATTCAAAATCACAAGAATATTGGCTAACTAACAATGGTAAAAAAAATGTATTTGAACATAGATTGATATATGAAGAATTGTCTGGTAAGAAAATACCAAAAGGTTATGTTATTCATCATAAAGACCATAATAGTCTGAATAATAATTTTGATAATCTTGTGCCTATTCTGAAAGAAGAGCACGATAACTTGCACGATATCTCTGGTGATAAGAATCCAATGAGAAGATTTCCAGAAAAGAACATCTTCAATAATCCAGAAGTTCAAAGGCGAATAAGAGAAAAATATCATATTGGTGCTAAGAGAACAAAAGAGACTAAGAAAAGAATTGGAGAAAAGACAAAAGAAAGATTTTTGGATGCCTCTTTTCGTCAGAAACATAGTGAAGCCGTTTCAAGGTTTATGAAAAAATCGGGCAAATTTGATGAATTTATCCATAATAGAGCTGTAAAATATCTTGAAGAATGTAAAAAGAAAACTGATCTCGAATGTTATCTTGATGAAAATATCGTAAAGGTAAAGAGAAGATGTGAGTGGTGTAATAAAGAATTTTATGTTCCCTTCAAAAATAGGGAACAGTCATTCTGTTCATATTCTTGTTCTATTCATTCAAGATATAATATATTTTCTGTCAACGAAACCGCAGAAAATCACAAAATTGTTTCTGTTATAGAAGATGGATATGAAGATGTTTATAACGGAACAGTTGATGAATACCATAACTTCGGCATAATTCTCAATAAAGAAAAAATAACATCTTATGGCCGTCAAAAGCTTGAAATAATCTATACCTTGCAATGTGGTGAACAGCCCCTCTGGCCATTCACATCCTGTAATTTGAGTTCCATCAATATAGCAAAGTTTTGTAAAGATGGTAAGTTTGATTTTGAAGCGTTATACAAAGTCACTTACGATATTATGGGATTGATGGACAACATCATTGATAAAATGTCATTCCCCGATGAAAGGTTCAAGGTGAATGTATTGAAATACAGGCCGGTGGGAATAGGTATTATGGGTCTATCAGATGCAATGTTCGAACTCGATTTGAAATATGACAGTAATGAAGGTAGGCAGTTTGCCGGTAAAGTAATGAAAACTATGACTACTGCCTGTGTCGAGAAGAGTGCTGATCTTGCGGCAAAAAAAGGAAAATTTGAAAACTATGATATTGTAAAGAATGACATTGAAGAAATTATATCAAAACATATAGGAGGAAATGAAAAGGTAATGGCCAAGGTCAGGAAGCATGGACTAAGAAATGTCCAGTTTACAACTTGCCCACCAACAGGAACAACCGCCCTTACCGCAGACGCCTCCTATGGAATTGAACCATCCTTCGGACTTGTCTTTCAAAAGACTCTCACAGAAACAGGAGAAACAATCAATATTGTAAATCCGATATTTAAAAAGAGATTTGAAAAAGAAGATTGGTACAATGAGGGTCTAATGGCCAAAATAACAGCGAACGGAGGCTCATTAAAAGGTCTACACGGTATTCCAAAGAAAGTCCGTGATATATTTGTATGTGCACACGATATAAAATATAAAGACCGTGTTGATATGCAAGCTGAATTACAAAAATATTGTTCATCGGGAATATCAAGTACTGTGAACCTTCCAAGCACTACAACCAAAGAAGAAATTTCAGATCTTTATAAATACGCCTATAAACAAGGACTAAAGGGAATTACTATCTATAGAGATGGTTGTAGGCAATCTCAACCAATTACTTTTAGTAAATCTGGCACAGAAGTTCAATCCAATTTCAAAAGGCCATCAAAATTGCCTGGCCAAGTTTATACTATTGAAACCGGCAACGGGAAACTTTACATAACTATTACTGCTCATAACAATAGACCAGTAGAGATTTTTATGTCAATGGGAAAATCCGGTCAACTCTTCAATGTATTTGGTGAGGCGCTTGGAAGGGTAATATCAATCGCATTACAACACGGCGTTCCGCTTGATTCCATCATCAAAACTATGAAGGGAATTTATTCTGAAAGACCAACTTGGACAAGATTTGAAGAAACGGACAATAGGCCAGTTCAGATATTGAGCATTCCAGATGCAGTTGCGAAATTACTTGAAAGATATTATCTGCACGATGGTAAAGAAGAACAGGACGATCATATAGACGATAAACTCTTCTGTACTAAATGTGGAACATATTCTGTTATCTTGGTAGAAGGATGTAAAACCTGTTTAAATTGTAGTGAATCTGCCTGTTCATAATTGTTTACATTTATTATAAATAGGATATAATATAGATATAATAACTAATTTGTGAGGAAATTATGAAACGAAATTTAACCCGTAAAACTATGCGAGAAGATTTTCAGCCAGTTTTACCTTATCATGATAAGAAGATTGCAGAAGTTGCACGAAAAATGGGAATAACCCGCCAGGCGGCATCTCAAACTCTCAAAAGAGCACTAAAAAAATTCTATTTCTGTGTTCAAAAATTGGATGAAACTTGGACACCATTTCAGGTAGCTCTGATAATGGCAAAAATGCTAAACCAAGACCACTCGATAAAAGAGATGAGAACCTTCATTCGTCTATTACCAAGGGATATAGGACTTCTTATTTGGAATGATGCGATGAAGAGGATGCCAGGCGCACTAATTGAGAAATGAAAGAAGAAAACATCTACCCGTCCTGCATAAATTGTTTTTATTGTAAAACCAAGAAAGGTGCCGTATATTGCAAAAACGGCAAGTTCAAAGAGAGTAATGTGAAAAAAATCTTACTTTATACACCAATTAAATTTGACTGCGAAGATTTTGAAGCGATGGATTAAATATGATATCACTACAAACTGTAAGAGAATTTGTATTTCAACACTTTCCAAAAGTAACCACATCTAAAAACGGAACCCACTTTCATGCACGCTGTATTATTTGTGGAGATTCCAAAATAAGCCCGAATAAAAAGAGATTTCATCTCGACTATCATAACGGTGAGCCTGGGTATCACTGTTTTAATTGTGGTGCAAAAGGCTCCTTTGTCAAGTTGTATTCTATCGTTATGGGAGTTTCTTTAGCAGATGCCAAGCGGGAGCTTTACAAATATGACCCCGACAGGATAAGAAAAGAATTAACAGAAAAACCCAATGTCAACGGTAACGGTAAAAAAGAATACCACATTCAAAATATGGACAATATACTTGATGAATGTATAGATGTTTATACGGAAGTCAGGGGATCGATAGAACCACAATATCAGAAACTTCTCAAGGAATTTATAAAAGACCGGAAGATACCTGATGATGTTAAAATATTTGTGGCTGTAAGGGGAAGATATAAAGGTAGAGCAATAATACCGATATACAAGGATGGACATATTATCTACTTTCAGGGCCGGGCCCTAACTAATATAGAACCAAAATATCTCAACCCAATAGTAGAAAAAAGTGGTATCATTATGAATGAGACTAAATTCCAAAGGGATAAATATATTATAGTGACAGAAGGACTATTGGATGCGATAATGATAGGACCACAGGGAACATCTGTTCTTGGTGCTGATATTGATGAGGAATTTGTAAAGAGAGTAAATAGTTTAACTGATGCGGGTGTAATAATTGTTCTCGACAATGATAAAACAGGATATGAAAAACTTATGGGCAAGAAGAAAAATGAGGGGCTTCTTGATAAAAGTTATTCAAATTATTTAAAATTCTTTATAATGCCCCATAAATATGAAAAGATAAAGGATATAAACGAGCTTGTCAAAAAGCATAATATAGAAAATGTTTATGACTTTATCGTGGAAAACAGCCATAATAAGTTTGAAACAAAAACGAGGCTCGGTTTGGTGAAGAAGAAATTCGGAGGATGGTAATATGAAATTAACTGTAATTGGATCTGATTATATCGTGATCAACGAGGATAATCTGCGGGATGAAAATATATTAAAAATTCCTCGTGTTCATCTGATTGAACTGGCATTTCAAGATCCGACAAAAGAAAAAATAGAAGCAGTACTGACATTATATTCAAAGACAAACAGATTTGTCATTTCTGACAATATCAGGATATACAATGCCCTACTCAAACAGACAGCAAAAAAATACTATGTAAAGAACACAGCGGGGGTCGGTCTTATTTCTTTTTTCAGGAAAAATAATAAAGTTCTTCTCGATACTATTGTCCTTTCGGAACAGGAAAAGTCTTTCGTTCTTGATACATTACTTCCAGATATATTACGAAACATTGAAGTTATCAGAGTATCAAAAAGTGATTTTGAGAAATATAAGGCAAAGCTTGAGCCGTGGAATGGTAATGTAATTGTAGTCTAATGGTGGTTTTGGCGTGTGGCCCATTCATAGGAGATTGGGAACAGGAAATTCTCAACTTTCGACCATTCATCCAATGGGTTTATAAATCATATAACCCAAAGGATATATACCTGTCAACACATTTCAATAGATCATTTATCTATCAATGGATAGATGACAAAAATTTTTTGCCAATATATCATCATTTAACAAGAAATGAATTATCACAAACCGGCTCCATCCATAAAAATTTACCAATAAAAGATTACTCTCTAATGATCAAGATATTCAAAGAAGAAATCCTGAAAAGAACAAATGTCAATAAACGAGATATCACAGTAGTCAATGTACCATACACAAAAAATTCGAACTTCCCATTTTACAACAAGTACTTTTCAAAAATAGAATGTCCAGATATTAAAATTAAGAAAAAATACTCTGTGGTCTATATTCCAGATATAAGTGAGGATGAAGAGAGATTGGTAGAGATATACAAGCTACTAAAGAAGAATTACGATGTTGGTGTTATTGGAGATTTGAAAACTTATCTGGAAGATGTAAATGTAGTCACGCGAAGAGTTGATTATTTTGAAAACGGGTATAAGTACATCATTAAATACATTATGGAGGCAGATATAATAATCTGCCCAGCAAGTCATTGGACATTACTCTGCAATCAACAAAAAGTTCCTGTATTTTCTTGGGGAGAAAACATCGGGAGATATTCAAAAATGGGAATTTACAATCTCGGAAATGAAAAATGTTTTCTTACACCCACCACAAGTGAAACCCCCGCAAAAGAAATTTTCAAAACAATGCAATATTTTATTAATAGCTTTTAATCCTGTACTCAATCCACTTTCTTGTATTTTGTGCAAGAATAATTTTATTCTTGTTGATATTATACCAGAGTTTTAATTTACTTCTGCGGAAGTCTCCCTGTGCCTTTGCGGCACCAATCCAATCACAGATCATTTCTACCATATACTTTCTTGGCATTTCCAATATAACACCCTGTTTTTCATTTTCCAGAACAACCCAATATTGCCAATGATGTGGATTATGATGAATATGATGAACCCATGCAATATCAAAATCAATATCTTTTATCGGGTCATCATCCTTTGAGTATCCATTGTGGGAAATATAGGTATACATATCTCTATTCTTTCCGTAGAAATGATTTGCATAAGCTTTGAACTCCAACAACGAAAATTTGGAAAGGTCGTGCATTAACCCCTCTATTATCATTCCTTCTTTTAAGCACTCAATCATTACATAGAATTTGTGCTTTAGAAGGTATCTCAAATATCTCAAATATTTCATTATCAATCCTCTTTTCTAAAAGTTCTACCAGAACATCACCGTGACAGGCTTTTGGTTTGCAATAACACCCCAAGACCTTACCCTCCAGCTCTTGTAAATCCTCCAATAAAGAAGGCTGAGACATAAGCCAACTTCTATATTTTCTTATGCACTCAGCCCGATTGCCGTCTTTACCAATTATGAATGGATTGCCCCATTTTGAGGGCCGCCCTATAAACACATCATATCTTTCTTTTTTACAATGAACAACTTTTGTCATATACTATTTATTTTTTTCTGTAGCATTTTGACAGATTCAAAAACTCCCGGTCGTTGAAATACCTTGCGGTCCTCGGACACTTTGGGCATCTACTGCCACGGAGCCAGTTATAGATAGAAATCTCGAAAATATGTCCTTTAGGACACAATAGCTTTGCTTTTGCGGGGCTTTTTTCCGGTTCCGCTAGTACCTTGTACCCTCTTTTTTCAATGTCCTTACGTGCAATATCCCATTTTGGAGAGATTTCCCTGTGATTTCCACAAGTTGCACATCTATGTCCGGCGAGCCAATTATCAAATCTCATCTCTCTTTCATGACCTTTTGGGCATCTTACCGTCAATTTTGTCCTACTATTGGTATAAATATCATCACAAAGGGTATAACCCTCTGTTTCTATTATGTTTTTCACCTCATCATAGGTGTATTTCCCTCTTTTTGTTTTCCATTCTCGTCCTTTTATTACCTTATCTGATAAGGGTGGCATAAGATGGTCTGCTCCTGATATACCGTGATGTTTTACTCTGTAAAGATTTGTTTATCTTCTCAACCTGAAGTGGATTGTCATCATTATAATTATACATTACATCGTCAATAAAGTAAATCTTGTTTGGTGGGCACATCTCCAACATCGGCATCAAAATCACTTGGTCATAGGCATAGATACAATAATTTCCATTTTCATCTCTCAAGTCCTCATCTTTCAGATTGTTCCAGAGAAACGCCTTGAATGTTCTCATATGACCAAACAACCAGATATGCCTCCGATATAGTTTTTTCTCATATACTTCTTTCGTATATCTCGGTATCCAATTCGATGTCATACCATTGGAGTATCTGAACAGGCTATATGTCATCCAGCAATTATGTTTTCTATATGCTTTTTCAACTTTATTGAGAACTGTATTATGGGCGAGACTGTCATCGAGATCGACAAGGACAATTACATCTTCTTCTGAATTTATATTTGGTGGTAGATATTGAAGGGCGTTTTTGATCCACTTTTGATTTTCTATATTTCTATAGGCGACAGTTTTATCATCAGCAAAGTTCTTTATTTTTTCCCAAGTTCCATCCGTCGAGGCATCGTCCACAATAAGATGAACATAATTTTTATACAGCTGGCTCTGTATGCTCTTCATATTAGCCTCAACATATTTTTCGGCATTGTACCCACAGCTTACTATAATAAATCTCATATCAATCCCACTCAATCTTTTTGATCTTGATAGGTTCATTCGATTTTTCCGGTTCCATTGAGAGGATAATTCTTCTTATTTCCTGATTTTCCTGTATCCATTGAGGGCCTCTTCTCGACTTTTTTCTGGGCATCTGTCTTTCCTCTATCCTTCTCTTCAGAGAGATTTTTCTCATACTGTTCTCATCCTGTATATTGACAATTACTGAATTTTGTGCTTCCAACATTTCCTGTTCCATCTTTTTATATCGGTCTATCTCATCACTAATCTTCCGGATATATTCTCTACTACACTCCGCCTCCTTTATTCTTTTCAAAAGAATTTCCTTATCGGCTATTCGGAGCTTGATCCTTTTCAGTTCGTTCTCCTTCTCTATAATTTTTGATGCTATTATATTTTCAGAATTGGTAAATTCCGCTTCCTGTCTTGATAATTCCTCTTCCTGTCTTGATAATTCTTCCTCAAGCCTTGATATATCTTCCTTTAATTTTTGTAAACTAATACTCCTTTTATTTCTTTCTTCTTCTCTTAATTTCCTTCTCTCCTTTATTGCATTGAGCTTTTGTAAAAGGAGCTCCTTCTTTCTTTCCTCTTCAGTTTTTCTGCTTCTCTCTTCCTCTTCAAATAAGAGCTGTAATTTCTTTTGGTCTCTCAAAGGTGTATAATAACCGCCTCTACCCACATTTTTTACAAGTTCTTTCAATATCAAAAGATAATCCGCGTGTGGCATTATATCTCCCAGCTGTCTTTTATACAGGCTTTTTCTGAAAAGAATACAATCAGATGATCTTAGTAAACCGGCATCATTAGTAAAATAAAAATCATCAAACTCTTCAAGAGGCGATCTAACCAATATATTTTCTGTTTCTGGAACAAAGAATTTAAAGACCTCTATAAAATCATCGGCTATATCAACCGTGAGGGGGCTAATGATCAGGATATTATAATCTTGTCCTGATATATCTCTCCATATTATTTCATCCAATTTTCTCGCGGGGAATTTTGGAATATCGACAGCAATGAGCCTGTCGTTCTGACCAAGCTTACTCTGGATTTTTTCTGTAAGATTCTTATTCTGTCTGGTGGGTAGAATAACAACAAGGTTCATTTTTTACCTCCTGAAACCGGAAATATATTTTTCTTCGCCTGTTTGTCATATTCCCTGTATCTCTGTGTCCTTGCATATCCTTCATTACCCCACGACACAAGATCTTTCTTGGGATCATATAACAATTCAAAGGTCATTTTGGTGGGCATTACTTTTATCATAATACCACCGCAATCACACTTATGAACCTCTTCTGATTTGGTCACACTTTCGTAGACCTCAATCAGTTTATTACATTTTTTACATTCAAAATCATATATTGGGCACATTTCTTCTTTTTCTCCTCATTTTTGAATTTTTCATATGAAAATCTATGTGTATTGTGACATTATTTATCTTCTAACAAAAGATAGGCCATTTCAAAATTTATCAATTTACTCAAACTGTAATGGTTTGAAAGAAGAAGGGCGGCTTCTATTCTTGCTTTCTCCGGTTCATTTTCATATTTTATTTGCTCTTTGAAGGCTTCCAGTTCATACATCAACCGGAATTTATCAAAATAATGATATAAAAAAACATTCATACCAGCAGACAACCAGTATTGTTTACAATGTGTCAATTCATGTTGTAAAATAGCAATATTGCCTTTATCTTCCGGACGAATGTAAATAACCATTCCCTTAGATGCTGCTCTGACATCATCCACTAAATTACTTTTATAGACTATAATACAAGGCGGACAGAAGTTCAATTCCATCGGTTTATCATAATCAATAAGTGATATTAGGGGATTGCTTATAAAATAGACTAATATTGCGCCTAAGAAAACAACACGGATTCGAAATTGATACCACTTCATTATTACCTCTTAGTGTTTGATGAATAGAACATATGGTTCTGTCCAACAAATCTTACAATCTATTCCACATTTGACCTTATTTCCTTTTCTGCACGGACATATAGGTACACCCAATTCCTGGGCCCGAATTTTAATTTCTTCTTCCGGCCCAAAATTAATCTTGCCACCAACGATGGAACTGACAAGATTGAAATTCGGAAGTCTTTTTATTTTGGACCAGTCCCAGAGATGCTCTGTCTTGGAATAGGTATAGAACATTACATCGGGTCTTTCCTTTGCAATTTCATACCACATATCCAGATATTCTTGGCTGAAGAAATCCCCGCTTTCATGTATCCTGACAACATCGCCTTTCTCAAGGTGCTGAAGTATTCTCTTCTTCAGAAGTTGTGTATTTTCCTTTGCAAGCCTGAAATTTCTTTCTCTGGATATACGGACTACCGGCCGCATCTTCTCTGCCTTTTTGGCATAACAATCCTTGTAGCATTCTTTCATATTGGGGCAAGAACCACCCGCGGGAAGATTGAAAGTTTTAATATTCTTTGCCAGTTTTGTATTTCCCCGCATCATAGCCACCCATAAATCCTCGGTGGGGATTTGTTCTATAGGAACACCCCTATACTTAGCGGCCATTTCTTTTGAATACTTCTCTCCGGCAGTAACTTCTTTTATGTATCTGTATAGTCTCATTTCAACCTCCCCGATATATTTATGATCATCTTATCTTTATTTTATACAATTCTTCCCAATAATCTTCCAGTTCTGTAACGTGCTTTGGAGCAAGGTATTGATTGGAAATCAACCAAAGACTAAAATCCAGATAGGATTTATTTTTGAACCCCTTTGGATGTGGGATTGTTTTCAGAAATGACCTGAATTTCTCATCTTGTAAAACAGCCTCAATGGCGTTTCTCTTTTGTCTTTCATACATTCCCATTATCAGTTGTTGCGGGATGTTTTTATCATCATAAGGGCCAGGGATGCCTTTATAAGCCTTTTTATTTTGCGTATAAGGGGCTTTTCCTGTTTCCTGCTTACTACCTATGGCCTTTTTTGGCATACTTTTCCAGTTCTTTTTAACAAGATTTTCAATATATTTGGTGATTTTCATCTTGCCCGCAAGACCGGAATGTTCTCTCATCCAGTTGATATAATCCAACATAGATTGTTCACCCTTCCAGCCTGGGCGTGGAATAGCATTCAAAACTTCCCTGAAATCTTGGTTCTTGTCGAGAAAGTCAAGCGCTATCCTGATCCTTTCCTTCTGGGCATCTTTGACCTGATTTCTTTTGAAATCCATGACGGCTTTACGGAGAAGATAATCCTCTTTACTGACAGGTTCCGTGGCAGATTTTCTACTGGCCTTCATTATACATTCGGAACCAACCTTGAATTTTTTCTTGTCTGCACTTTCAAGCCAAAATTGGAAGTAAATTCCCGTAGAGCAGTAGTCACAACTACCGCCGGGTTGAACTGGTGCGCCAGGATAGGCGACGTAGACCTCTCTTCTTGCGTAGAGAAATTTATATGGGTATTTTCCAAGACCCGCTTCCTCGAAAGGATGGATTTTCAGATTGGAATTTTCATTCAAATATGTTTTGAGCCTCATAGAGACACACTCCCAACATATTTATAAAAAATGGTGCCCCTGCGAGGATTTGAACCCCGACATTATCCTTGGTTCGTGGCCAAGTGCTCTTTCCATTGAGCCACAGGGGCTTATTTTTTATGATTCTCTAACCAATGTAATTCCCTATGACAATTTGCACAAAGAACATCGCATTTAGAAAATTCTTTTATCATTCGTTCATCTGACCAACATCTATAAGCCATCTCTGATATTCGACAATCTTTTTTTAATGTGTCTTTATGATAAAAATCGAGACAATAATATCTTACTTCACCACACTTTAAACATCTTTTTTCGATAATTACGAACAAAAGATTGGGCTGCTTTTTTCCTTTTTGTGGATAATACCATCTTTTGAAAAATTATTTTTATTAAATTCAATAAGTGGTTTTATTTCACTACATCTGGAACACTTTTTTATAATTTACCCCATTCTGGCACCCCCGGCAGGATTCGAACCTGCATATTACTGCTTAGAAGGCAGTTGCCTTATTCCATTAGGCTACGGAGGTAAATATAAAAAAAGGGAACCTCACGGTTCCCTCTTTCTGGTGAATTCACCGTGATATATTACTTGAGAACCACAATATCAACTCTTCGGTCTTTCGCATGGTTACCAGTTGCTTTTGACTTACCAAATGATTTGGTTGTAAGTCTCTTACTGTCAATACCCTTCTTGATAAGGATGTTTTTCACCGTGTTTGCTCTTTTCTGACCAAGTTTCATATTGTATTTGTCCGAACCACGATTGTCACAATTACCCTGAAGTTCCACGGTCTTTGCCGGGTCATCCTTCAGGTACTCAATTGCCCTGTCAACTGCGTCCTGCTGTCCTTTCAATGTTGCTTTATCAAAATCAAAATAAAAAGAAAGAACATCAATCTTCTTTTTCACTACCACAGGTGGTGCTGGGGGTGGAGGAGGAAGCGGTGTTGCTTTAACTACAGGAACCGGCTCTGACTTACAAGAAGGACAATCTCCTACAGGAACATTTGTTTTAATGGGTGTATAACATGCCACAAGTGTCAAACACACCACAATTATAAGGAAATTCCTCATACAATTTTAACCTCCATATGGATTTTTTCATTTCATAAATGAAAAGTTTATAATATCTTTATATTTCTCCGGTTTCTTTATAGGAACATAGGAAGCTTCCTCTGGAAACCACTTGAACCATCTTGATTCTTTAACGGGGGTATTTATACCCTCTGGAACCATCTCGATAATAAAGTAAGTCCACATTTCCAAATCATCGTCATAGATATGTTTCACAAAGTTGGACATTCCACTTGACGCATCCGGAAAGGTTGTGAACCATCCCAAGGGAACGGTCAGAAGACCGTTTTCATTTTCTTTTGCCACTATTACCGTGAATATAACTGCCATATTTTATTATCTGGTAGCGGGTCAGGGTAATGCTCCCTGCTGTCCACCGTTATGAGCGGTGGATCCACCTTGTGGCCCCGCCTGCTTATCCTTTATATAATCTACTGATATCCCTATTCCATCAAACAAGTTGGCAATCATATCACACAACTCGTCATCAAATTCATTGGTAGCGGGTGAGGGAATCGAACCCCCTGAACCTTGGTTATGAGCCATGGCGAGATACCAATCTTACCCGCGATTCTTGTATTCAATATACAACCAGTATATCAAATACGTTATACCAACTATAGCCACAAGAATTCCAAAGGTCTTTAACGAAGTCCATATCATACTGATGAGTAATAACATAATCAGACCGATAAGAACTTTGGTTCTTATGTCCAACGCAAGTATTTTCTCTTTTAGCATCTGCCAATATATTTGTGTTTCCAACATTAGTCTTTCTCCATATCTTTATTATATTGTGACACTCCACGGAGCAAGCCCCGTGGCTTCTGCTTAGTTTACTAAGCATTCTTTTTCTTGCTTCAATGACGGCTCTATTGAGCCATCTCCACAAGCGTTAATTCCCGTATGCCCTACGGTATTCAAGCCTATATTATAACATATTTATATGAGGAAATAAACAACTTATTTATGTCCTCTACCCTTTTCAAACCCACCACCACGATTAAATACTGGTGGTCTTGGTTGTGAACGACCAAAACTATCGAAATGTGGGTCTTGTCTTGTCATCGGGTTACCCCTGTACTGTCCGTGGTCATAATAGTGTTTTGGTGGTCTGTCTCCATGACGATGCCTGTATGCTGGAACATAGATGTTATGATACCAACGGTCTTGAACAAAATGAACTCTCCGGTTACAAGCATTATAAT